AAACTGCTATTGAAGTAGTACGAACCCTTAAAAATTAATTGGGTTTATACATTGTTGTATGTCTTTTTTAATTGCATACAACGAATAGTGGTATGGTGCGTAGCCTTGAAATGCACGAAACTTTGAATTATAAACTGAATTAATAAATAACAATTTTTTAGCGTTGGCAAATGGCTGACGATAGGAAGACAAATTACACACGAAATGAAAAATAATAAGTATGATTTTATTGCCAATATGTTTACTGGCAAAGACGAATTAAGACCAGAGATGCACTTTCCAAGCCAAATAGGAAATGAAATTTATGCTACTGATGCGCATACTATGATTAGGTTTAGTAAAAAACTTACTGAAGTTGATTATACAGGTGTAGAAAATTTTCCAAAAGCTAATAAAGTAATGGAAGATAGAAAACTTGATAAATCTACTATTTTAAATGTAGAGGACTTAATGTTGAAAATATACTCTTGCCAAACTGTTTACGATAATGATACTGAAACTTGTGATAAATGCGGTGGTTCTGGTGGTGGTGAATGCCCTTGTTGTGGAAATGATGGCGATTGCAAAGAATGTGATGCTACTGGTGTAATTGAAAAAGAAACACCATTTGCAAGAGTTACTTTAAATGGATCTGATATTAAGGTTTTAGATAAATACTTCTTACCTAAATTCTTGTATAAAGTTTTAGAAGTTGCATTAATACTAAAACAAGAAACTATTGAAGCTAAATACTCTGAAAAAGATTATGGTGTAGTTTTTAATATTGAAAACGTTGAAATATTAGTTATGAGCAAACATAAGTCTAGCACATACTAGTAAGAAAAAAAAGCGTTGGATAAAAAATTGTTATTTATGGGCAAATACGCACAAACTCTTGAATTAAGCACGAACCTAAAGCTATGCACTATACCACGTGTTATGTACTGTGGCGCAATAGCACGTGTGATTAGTTTAAGAGTGTGCGCCATTGTACACAACAACTTTATATAGTTAACTTTAATATACTATTATGTATTCATTTACAGTAAAATACACTTGCAAATATCAATTATCTTTTGCTAATAACTATAAGTTCTCTACTTGTGGAAAGTGTTATAACTCAAAAACAAATAGACTAATTAAACAAATTATAAAAGGTGGCTCAATAGGTTATATTATCAATGGTAATTTCTATACATTAACCAATCTTAGAAGTAAAATAGAGAAAATACCTAAGGATAATAATATACATTTTTAAATAAAAACCTTATATTTGAAATGTGTGGGAATTTATAAATAAAGAAGTTTTAAAAGCTTGTAAGATTGCTTTAAAGGGTTGTCGACTTAGAGATAATACGATAGTGAAAGACGTAGCACAGGAGGTTCTAATTATATTATTTAGTGACAACCGCACAGAGGAACTATATAACGAGGATAAAGAGAGGTTAAAAGGCTTTATTTACAGGATAGTTTTTAGACAAGTAAAGGAGATAGGACAAGCGACAAGAATTAAACTAATACAGCCTTTACAAATTAATTTTGTAGATATTGAGGACTATCAATTCAAAGAAAACAAAACAAGCCATTTAGGTCTAAACTTAAAAGACCTTCAAAAAGGATTAAACGAGATAGACAAACTATGGTTACAGACATACAAAGACTGCAACTGCTCTTACAGTCAAGTAGCTAGAAAAATAAAATGTGATAGGCTAACTGTAACCCATAGAATAAAAGAAGTCTTTAAAGAAGTTAAAAAAATACAAAACAAATGATAACTTATATTATAAGTTCAATAGTATTATTAGATTTTTGGGTTAACGAAGTAGAGGATTTAAAGAACCCAAAGAACAAATACGCTAAAAAGTTAGTTAAGAGGTTAAGAGGTTTAAAAAACAAACTAAACTACAAGCCTTTTAGTTGTTCTTACTGTTTATCATTTTGGTTATCTTTCATAGGTGCAATGCTATTTTTTAGTCCTTATCCTTTTTTAATACTTATCTTTAATAAAATATCATAATGACAAAGACCGAAGAAAAGAAGTTTAACAAAGATATAAAACCTGTTAAACATATTTTAGATACTTACGCAACAGATAAATATTATTCTAATAGTAATACTTTAGAGGATTGGAAAACGCTTTTAAACATCCATTACAAGTGGTTTAAAAAAAACAAAGGCAATAGAGAGTGTGAGGGATGCCAAAAGTACATGAAAGTGTGTAGAGAAATAAACAACCTTAGGCATTGGTAAACGAGGTTTTAGAAGTAGATAATACAGGTAAACTAATAAACAGCATCTTAATAAAAAGAGATAACGCTGATGTTTACTTTTCAGTTGAGATAGTTGGATTATATCAAATCAATAACGAATTAATTTTTATAGAATGAATTAAACCAAGTAAAAGCAAATAGCCAAGGGGTTAAAAGATGCCCTTTGCATGGATTAGAATTTAATAACAAAAATCAATTAATATGATTAAGTCAGTAGTAAAAGACAAGCTAATAAAAGAAAATGAATACCCAATTTTAAAGATTTCATTAACAGGCTCGATAGTTTTATTTATAAGTGAGAACGAGGGAACGGTATGTAATAGTCTAATGGGGGCGCACAAATTAGGTTATTATAGTGATAGTTGGGATGATTCGGTTTTTACAAAATTCAATGGAGAAATAACATTAAAAAACAATTAATATGAAAACAGTAATAGCAATAGCATTAATAGCATTATCTTTAGGCAGTTGTAAAACACAAGAAGACGAAGAGTTAAAACAACTTAGAGCTAATTTAGAAATGGCTAAAGATAAACGTAAAGAATCCGATAAACGAGTTGAGTTATTCAACAAGGCTATTAAACTAACAGATAGAAAAGAACGTAAAAGGATTATAGATAGCTTGGATAGACTACCATCTGTTACATTTTAATTATGAAAAAACTAACTCCCAAAGAAGAAAAGTTTGCCCAGCTTGTTGTTGAGTTAGGTAATCAGAATGAAGCTTATAGACAAGCCTATGACGTTACTACTACCAACTTAAACACAATAAGTGTAAAGGCTTCACAGCTTTGCTCTAAGTCTAATATTAGTATAAGAATAGAACAAATTAAAAAAGAGTTAGCAGAAGCAAACAAAATGACTAAGCAAAAGATAATCGACTACCACTTAAAAATGGTAAACGCTTGGGAGGAACTTTGGGAACTTGGAAAAAAAGAGGGTAAGACAAAAGAAGAAGCACAACGATTTTATCTACTTAAAGAAATGGTTAAAGGGTCTGACTATCGAGGCTCTTTGGATAGTGTTACAAAGATGCTAGGATTAAACGAGCCCGATAAACTAGAGCAAACAATTAAGACAATAGAAATAATAGAAAAGAAAAGAGAGTAATGGAAGTAACTCCAGTCTTTACTCGTAATCGTAACTCAACTAAAAAGATAGTTGTTAATAGAGGGGGTACACGTTCTAGTAAGACTTATTCTATTGCACAGATTAAAGCACTTTGGTTAATGAGTGGCGAGTGTGGCAAAGGTAATTACATACATAAAGGAGTTTGGAGTACTGTAAGAAAGCATCAAACAACCTTAGAAAAAACAGTTATAAGAGACTTTGAAGAAATACTAATCAATAACGGTTGGTACGATTTAATAGACCACAATAAGACTAAGAAAACTTATAAGTATCAAGGCAGGATAGTTGAGTTTTTTGGTGCTGACGACCAACAGAAGTTAAGAGGTTCTAAGCGTGCAATACTTTACTGTAATGAAGCAAATGAGTTGGCATACAAAGCAGAGTTTTTCCAATTGCTTATGCGTACTGCTGATAAGATATTCATTGACTTTAACCCTGACGACGAGGACGTTTGGATAAATACAGAACTAGAGCAAAGGCGTACACTAGAAAAGAAAGACGTTGAGACAATAGTTAGTACTTACAAAGACAATACTTTTTTGCCTACTTCTTTAGTTGAAGAAATAGAGTATCTGCAAAAGACTGACCCCGAATTTTGGAAGATATACGGCTTAGGAGAGTACGGTAATATAAGTGGCTTAATATTCGACACCGTTACAATAGTGGATAAGATACCCGAAAATGCAAAGTTAAAGGGTTACGGCTTAGATTTTGGTTTTACAAATGACCCGACAGCTTGCACCGCTTTATACGTTCACGATAAGGATTTATACTTAGATGAGGTAATATACGAGCATAAGTTAACTAATGAAGATATTGCAAACCGTTTAAAGGACTTAAATATTAACTTATTAGATGAGGTTGTATGCGATAGCGCAGAGCCTAAAAGTATCGAGGAGTTAAGCAGATTAGGTGTCAATGCAATACCTGCAAAGAAAGGAGCGGATAGTATAAGAAATGGCATAGACATTTTAAAGCGTTACAACATACATATAACTAAGAAGTCAGTTAACGTCCATAAGGAGTTCCGTAAATACAAATGGGCTGAAAATAAAAACGGGGAAAGCTTGGGTAAACCTATCGACTACTTCAATCACGCTATTGACGGTATTAGATATTGCGCTCAAAGGCATTTATCTATAAACGACAACGGTAAATACAACCTATCTTTTCTTTAACAACTTAGTAAAATAATACTATTATCTAAGTATGCGAATACCTAAGTCATTTAACGATATTTCTTTAAAACAGTATATAAACTTTATAAGAGTTGACAATAGTAAGTTAGATATGTTCGATAAGATAATTACTAAACTATCTATTCTTACAGGGGAAAATTATGAATCTGTTGCAAACATTCCTATTGTAGAGTTGACAAAGATTAACAAACAGTTTGAGTGGGCTAGCAAGGAAGTACCAACAGCTAAGTTAAAGAATGAATTTAAAATTAACGGTACAACTTACGAGATTATAACAGATGCTAACAAGTTAACAGCCGGGCAATATACGTCTGTTATGACTAAGTTAAAAGGTGTAGAACCTATTGAAATAATCCACGAGGTGTTAGCTTCAATAAGTACAATAAAAGGGGTTAAGGTTAAAGACTTACCAGTTAACTACTATTCAGATACAGCAGAACTATTTTTAAACAACTTAACGGTAATAGATGCTTATTCTATTGGTGTTTTTTTTTGCAAAGTCTCGAACGAATTAACAGAAGTTATTCAGGACTTTTTGAGTATAAAGACAAAGAAGATACAGGGGGAAGTCGAGATGTTGGAGAGGGATTTACAAATAAGTGGGGGTGGCTTGCAACAATAGATAATTTAGCAAATGGAGACACTTCAAAGTGGGAATACTATTTTAACTTAGGAGTTAGGGATTTTTTAACTAGAGTAACATTTGTAAAGGATAAACAAACAATGCAAAGATTAACAAATAAATGAGCCAACCTTTTGGATATACTGACGATGATTTTGTAGATGCTAGAGATATGACAGCGCTTGAAAGGGTGTTATTTGACTTTGGTAATGAAATGCAGGAGGGTATTCAAAGTGAATTATCTAAAAACAATAAGTTCGGTAATAAACAAATAGATAGTGGGGAGTTGTACCAATCTGTTAATTTTAGCACCGAGATATTTGGTTCTTTATTTAATTTTAGATTGAAGTTATCGGACTATTACGACTACGTTAATAAAGGTGTTAGAGGTTATGACAAAAAGAAAAATAAGAATTTTACTAGTCCTTATAGGTTTGGAGTTAAACAACCACCTATTGATAGCTTGAAGTTATGGTCGAGAAAAAGGAAATTAAACCCTTTTGCAGTAGCTAGAAGCATAAGAGACAAAGGGATAGAGGGAAGTGGATTTTATGATAAAGTAGTAACCCCTGAAAGACTAAAGCAATTACAAAGGGATTTGTCTAACGCTAGTAAAGAAGATGTTAGGGTAATAGTACAAGCAACCGCAAAAGGTGTGTTTGGTAAAACAATATAAATGGCAATAACAGTAATA